CAGCACTATCATCTACTTCTGGTTTGATTTTCTTGGGTTCAACCAGCCATTGACTTTGAACTATGCTATACACGCCTGTGCTGTGGTGTGGCTCATCTTCGCCCTGTACATAACATTCTACAGGTAAACCTTTAATGGTAATTGTGTGCTGTTCTGCCCACAGTGCCTTTTTGGCCGAAAACAGTTCTCGTTCTTCATCGCTAGGTGTCCCGGGCACAATTAGATGCAGATCTAGATCTGAGTAGGCAGTCCACGTATAGTTGGCATTTGAGCCAGTGATGGTGTAATCAATGATCTTTAGATCAACACCGATGAATTCTTCAAAGGCTCTAGCTATCTGTTTTAGTTTTTCTGTAACTTCAGGCGCTAATTCTCCATCACGCCATATCTTGGGATTTAATCGACGATTTACTGTGACCACCGATGATTCTGTAAACTCTCTTAGCTTCACTTTAAACTCCGTACCTGTTGCGTTTTGCCTGAGCCACAGGGCTAGCTGTAACTGTACTGTCAGTTTCGTGACTGCCACGATCTGCTACTACTTTTCCCTTGTGTCCAGTGGCTCGTTCTCCGGCACGTATAATTTCTTCTTCTTGTGGAGTATAGGCACTGATAACAGCGTGTTGAGCAGTGACACTAGTTGGCGCAATTTCGTGATTGGCCATAGCAAGTCCGAATCTATAGGCCTGATAGCCATCACTGCTAGGCATGGAGGGAAACTCAAAAGTGGTTGACATAGGCCCACTTTTTCTTTTTGAAAAACTACGTTCTACAATAAATTCTTTGGCTCGCATTCATTATTTAGCCCACATTAAATGATAAATGGTTAATGCTTGTTCATCGTAGAATTCTGCTACTAGGCGGCAGAATATATTGTTTCTTTCTAACACCAGCTGGCATACAGTATGCGGTTGACTCAACAGCCATTTAGTCTGATCTAGTCCTAGAGTTTTATGCACCTCGGGCCAACTGATTTCGAGGTACTCGTTATTTTCGGGCTGCCATTTTAACAGTTCTACTCGATTATTCTTCATCGTTCATTGAGTTTAAAATCTCACGTAGCTTGGTACTTTGCACACTGCCACGAACTCGACCTAGACTAGAACCCTGCGTAGGATCCGCTATTTCTCCAGTTTCTGGATCTGCTTTTATAGTTGATCTGTTTTTAATGCTTTCAATTAATGAACTAGACCCACGACTAGTAGCACCGTTAGATTCTTGTTCGTCTTCGGGTAGATCGCTAATTTTAAGAGTTTCAATATTAAACTCTAGATCAATTTTCATACCGACGCCACTACTCGAACGTGTTTTCATTAACTGTAATTGATACCTACCACGTTCACGCATTGCACGACTTGTAAAGATACCAATCACATTATCTGCCGTTTGAATCTTAGATAGTCCACCTGAAATGTGACTGTGATCAAATTCAACTTCTTCAACTGCACCACGATTTAACTGTGCCGCAGTCACGAACACACATTGCTTTTCCATTGCTAGATTACGCAGTTCTTCTGACACATACTTGTCCTTGACAAACAGATTTTCTGCGGAGATCTTTTTGCCAATGGGCATTAACAAGTCCATATAGTCTACTAATAGAACATCAACTTTCTTGCTGCATTTGATTTCATATTCTTTTAGATATGCACGGATATCATTTACAGTCTTGCCACTTGGCATATATTTGACCTGTAGCATACCTGACTTCTTGCCAATCATCTTGACCTTCATTTCGATGTCGTCTAGATTCTTAAAGATTTCTCTAGTGCTGACTCCAGTCACCATACTGTCAATACGCATACTTACCAATGCTTCTGAAAGTTCCAGGGTTAGGTATACCACATTAAGGCCAGCCAGAGCAAAGTTAACACCTAGATTTGCCAAAAACAAACTCTTGCCTGCACCTGATCCACCTGCAAATATGTTAAGCTCTCCACGATTAAATCCTCCAAACAACTTACGATCCATACAGGGCCATCCTGTACTGACCTGTCCGTTCTTGTCCTTTAGTCCCATTAGGCGTGCTCTAGGGTCTGCAAAATAATCTGTGCCCATATCGCGAGCAAGTCCAATCTGAACTGCTTCTTTGATCAAGGCCTCTACTTCACCGTAGTTTTTATTTTCCAATAATTCAGCACTACTAATAATGGCACGTTCTAATGCCTTGTGACGAGTAAAGTTTTCAAACTCGTCAAGCAGCCAGTCCATATGACCTTCTTTCATATCTTCAGGCCGTTTAAGATCTGTTCTACAACTGGCATTGACCATGTCAAAATCTGGCAATACATTATAGCCCTTGGCGTATTCATTCATGAACTCTGCGGCATCTTGCAGTTTACGATCAAATAGTGTATGATCGAAAATACCTTGACAACGAACAAATACTTCTGCATCAGCCAGCATTAGTTCAAGGTATAGTTTTTGTACTTCGTATCCGTAATCTTTAATCATAATATATTATACACTTTTTATACACAAATAGCAATATGTTTTACTGGATCCCATTCTTGTTGAACTCGCTGTTTAGTATGATATAAAACAGCACCAATACTGCTGCTAGGGTCTCCGGGATTGGGCAATGACCAAATGTATTTGAATTTAGGTTCGACCACTGCTTTGTTTGCTCGGCTGTTCATAGCACATCCGCCCATGTATACTAGGCAATCTGCATTTGTTAGTTCTTTTGCCTTGTTCATAATCATTTCAATTTGTTCTTCAAACACTAATTGAACGGCGGCAGCAAGATTGCATTCGTCTTCTATGCTATCTATATAAAATTTTTGATCCTTAACACCTTTGTGAAAATTATAATTCAATTCTAAAAGACCTGTAAAATATTTCTTTACTCTGTAATAGAAAAACAAAGGATTGCCGTTTTCTGCCATTGCCTGTAATTTCCATTCGTCTCGAATTGGGGTCATTCCAAGAGCGCGAGTGAATGCACTGTAAAATAGTCCCAGACTGTGCGGATAACTACGGCTCCATACTTTTGTCATTTCGCCGTGAACACAATTCCATATAGTTGCACACTCGAACTCACCAATAGCGTCCAGCACAACAACTGCACAATGATTGAACGGACTAGTGTAGTATCCGGCCGCAGCATGACTGCCATGATGAGGAGTATAAGTAACAGGTGCATAGTGAATTTTTATTTTATTTAAATATCTTCTAGGCAGAACATTCATATCGAATGCTCTATTATATTGTCCAGCACGTAATTGTCTTGCTTTTTTGATCCACGGACGCTCGTACCAAAATATACGATCTGGAGCTCCGTGACACAGTGCTTCAAAAATTGCAGTTTGCTCTAATTCGTCATTAGAAGAACTTTGATTTGATATTAATTTACCGTTATTGATCACCGCAAGACTGCTGCCGTGATTAAGAGCGTTAATTCCCCAAGCAATCATTTATAGATAAAAGGATCACGTTTTCTTAGTTCTTCCAAACGTTTTTTCATCCTTTGTTTTTCTTTATACTGATAGAACGGATAGCTTATCCAATACCATATTTTTTTAAACATTTTCATTCCTTATTTTTATCTTTTGTTCTTGCATTTTCTTTGCCATTTCTAATCTAATAGCACCGTGTTGTGCGGTCTTGATAGCATCAACTATCACAAATAATTTACCATATTTTTTCACAGCATCTGCACAATCTTTAATATCTTTATCCCAGTTAGGGAATGCCACTGACCAATCGTAGTCTATGGCCTGTTTGATCAAAAGTACTCCAGCTTGATCTTGATCAGGAATAACAATAACTTCTTTGCCTAATTGATTAATTATGTGTGCCTGTTGTTGTGATATTTCATTAGTCAATAATGCAACTCCGTCGATTGCTAACGCATCAAACGGTCCTTCGCACACAAACACATATTTGTTCAAGGGATCCTGTGCATCAACATTAAACACAAAGAAAGGATGCTGATCTGACAAATACTTAGGTCTGCCTTCTTTGATCTTACGTGCAGTATTACCAACTACGACTCCATCATACTTAAAAGGAATAATTACACGATCAATGAATCCAGGGGCGGGACTCCAACAGAAATTACCATCCATAGGATCGTATCCTCTGCCTATTAGATAATCAATGACCTTGCCAATGTCTTCGGCAATGTCTGGCAAGTATGCACTATTAACCCACTCTGCAATAGTAAGTGTTGCTTCAGGTAGATCTTTCTTGGTAAATTTAACCTTCTCAACAAAGTGTTCAGGTTCGTAGTCTAGACTTTCAGTTTTTAGTGCTTCAAAGACCAAATGTTTGATCTCATCATCATTAGCACCTAGCCATCGACATAATGTTTTAAACTTTTCAGTAAGTGTTCTTCCTGGTTGCCAATTGGCTGTATATTTGCAATTGAAACAGTTGTAGACAACTCCTTCACTAAACATTATGCCAGCACGTTTTCGAGTATCTCTTGCGTGACCTCTATGGTGACAACAAGGTGCATTGAAACTAATCCACCCGCTAGGGCTGGATTTAATCTTGGGCAATAATAAACGGAATCGGTCTAAGACAAGTGTCATAGACTTAGTATACTATCTATATAGTACTTTGTCAACGGTTCCGGAGGTAGGAGTGTGTTTTATTCTAAACCAATTGTATTTGCCGGTCAAATTGTAATAGTCATTGGTGGCGTTTTCGAAATTCAATGTAGCAATATCAGCCCAAACTTCTGGATTCCCGCCGTCACTGAGACTGCCTTGAATAATCACAGATCCACTATAGTTTGTAAAATACAATTGAAATGTATGCAAAGAGTTCGGAGCAGTTACTTCTGGTTTAGCATCTATAATGCCGCTAACATAATAATCAGTGAAATCTTCCCCAAAACTCTTGTGCAGGCTAAACACTTTAATAGAATTGCTGATTGTGGGTGCGCCGTAGATAGAATGTGCTACTTCTATAGTCCCCAGCGTTCCGTACTGACTGTCAGAATACAAAGGAGTTTTTTCAATTACTAGGTATTCGTCTGCATTTATAGTAGTTCTAGTTTCTCTATGCAGACTGTATTGATAACTGCCTGTTTCGATATCTAGTAGGTCAGCAGCAGTAAGGGTAACGTTAATTTTGCCTGTGACTAGATCAGTGACTGTACAGTCTTTTTCTAAAATTAATTCTTGAGTGTCTCTACCTACTAGGGTAAAAACTACTGTAGATCCGGTTATATTCAAGGATTTTTGATCGGCATTTTTGACCTGCACTTTGATCCGGTTATCCATTCCGCCGTAGACTTTTATGTTTCGTTGATACACTTTTCGATACCTCTCTGTTGTCCAGGCGCCGACATTTGTAAATACATCGATGTTATTTGGGTATAAATAAACTGAAATTTGTTGCATACATTAACGGACCTTTAGCATATTTATCTATGAGAATCACAGAAAACCTACAGCAAAACTTTCCATTCATATCCGTGTTAAACCACGTAGATCAAGAATATGTTGGTATTATAATCAATCAAGATAATCAGATCACTAGTATGTACGACTATTCGTTGATAAAATCAGACCTAGAAAAAAGTAGGTTTATAGAACTAGGAGAAGCTTGGTGGTGGGAATCTAATCGTCAAATACCCATTAGTATTTTTCTTGCTAGAGAAATTTTTACTTACAGATATGCCATAAGAAATTTTGCAACTAAAGATATCAAAGTTATATTAGGACCAATTACCAGTCTTAATGACATCATAATTAAACGTGTAAAAAGAAAATCTATTACACTGGTAAGAAGAGTACCTTAAGAGTATCCGTAACTGATACCTTCGCAGATCAAATTCATTTGTACTGCTATTGCTACAGCATATGCTGTAGCATGACTTTTCTTAAAGTAATAATCATCGGTCTCTGGTTTTGTCCACACTTCTGCCATTACTGTGGTCCAATCTTTTCCTATCAAATAACGCTTGGCTGGACGTATCATCCCCAATACTGCCGCTAGTTGTTCTATGCTTTTCGGCTGCATTTCTTTGAGTATTGAACCATGCCCGTTGACGTGAAAGAGCAAGCTGGTGAAATCGTCTTGTAATAGCAAATCCCATAATGGCTCCTGATTCATTAGATATACTAAATGCTCTTCATCTTTAATGCCGTTGTATAATCCAACATTGAGAAAATCTATTTTAAAATACTCTCGTTGTTCAGCGATATCATAGGGTACTGCACACAATCCTGTTAGTGCATTAACTGGTACTTCGTGCATGTAGATACCAGTATTATGCTTGACCAACCGATTGTTTTCAACACGGCTGGCTCCTATGTGTTTAAATAATTTTAGTGCAGAATCTCTGTCTGTAAAATCTATGTCTATATCAGGCATCTTTACCATCCCAAACTGCTATTTTTTTCCACTGTAATTTTCCCGAAGTTTCATACGGCACATAAACTTCACCAGTTTCTTTATCAGCCAACATCCACTTACCTGGACATTTTGTTTTGATCTTTAGAGTCACTGGCTTAGCTAGTTCTTGAGATTCTGTGCCGTCTAATAATTTCCTCATTAGTTAAGTCTTGTAGTTTCAAACAATAATAATGGCAATGTTTCTGCTAAAAACTGTGCATATTCTTCAGCGTCTTCAGAGTCCTCAAATCCGGAAAATTTTACATAAACGTCACTGGAGTCTTCAGCTACAACTACTTCAATGTCAATGTCGTCTCTTGATATATGTTCTTCATTGTCCTTAAGTTCTTCTTCAACGATTTCTGGTTCCGGCTCTTCTCGTCGTTTTTTAAAAATCATAATATTTTTGCCTCCTTAATGACATCTTTTATTAATTCAACATCAGCAGGCAGTGCTTTAAATCGTTTCATCCAAAATTGCGGATCAATATATGGCTCAACAATGGCCAATTGTTCGTCATTCATTTTTGTCAACATCTCTTTGCCTGCTTTTGTATTTAACACCAGCCAAGGACTAATTGTGCCTTCTTTAATATCATGAGTGGCTCGATTGAGATTGACATAGGCAAAATAGTGTTCCCATTGTGCATTGTTCACGTTAGCCCAATCCATCATGGTTTTAATCGATCTTTGAATAGCACCGTCTGCGGGTTCTATTTTTATCAATTCAGAAACATAGGTATCATAAAGTTCATCACGACACCAATGGTCTAGTTTGATACCACTCTTGATCACATAGTCTATAAATCTTTCTGGATATATCGGCGATGTATTAATTAGAAAACTTCCGAATTTAACAAAAGCAGTATAGTATGGACTACTAGCAAAATCATCAAAATTTTTATTAGACTTTGTTGATTGGGTAATTTCATAAAACCTTTGATAGGTTAGGAGTCCTGCCTGAACATGTTTTTCTGTCTTTGACATATGGCGACGTTTTTGTTCGCAGACATGAACAAAGAGTGTTTTTTCTTTGGCAAATAGTTTTTCACAAAATTCGCATTTATAATTTAAGTTCTGCAATTTGTTTTTTATCCCAACCAAGGTCTTGGCAGTATTCTTTGATTTCTTTGTCTGTGGTAATTGCGGCAAGAGTTTCAATATCATTGTGTTTCATATTAGGAAAGAATTGACTAATTATTTCTTCTTTTTTATTCTTGGATTTTTTTAAGGGTATGTATTCGTGAAAATGTGTTTTACCATTACCATAGCTGCATAGGCACAACAACATCCAAACCAATTTGGGATGTTGCTGTATCACGGCCCAATTCTTATTGTAAATTTCATTTGTGATTTCTACAAAATGTTCTTGGATTTCTCTGTTAGAACTTTTAACACCACTAATGTAGCGATTTAAATTCCAAAAGTCTCCTTTGATTTCTTTGCGACCTTCGTCTGTAGTAGCATCCCAAAGTTCTTTGACTCCTAGATCTACAGCAGGAATTATGTCTTTAAAAAGGTCTACGTGTTTATTTTTTGCCATTGTCTTTGCTTAAATGATATACTATTATAGCACGATCTAACACAGATTGCAATGTCTTATTTGTCCTAGCGGCTCGCCGAATTTCTCCCCAAAGTTGATCTTCTTTCATATGCTCATATAACGGACGACCGTCGTGAGTTCTTGGATCTATTTTGTTTTCATACTGATATCCAATTAACTTACGATCAGTTTTGCCGGGTTCTCTAGCGTAGATCTCCTCGCCATTACGTTCGTAGACATAGGTAGTGCCTGGTTTAAGTGTTCCCATGATCAATTTCTGCAAGAATAAAATATTTTTTTATCAGCATTGGTGTTTTCTGTCCTTTGGGGATTTTGGTATTTTCCAAGTATTGTTCGTCTAAAATTTTATAACCTAAATTTAAAAATTTTTGGCGCCACCATTCTTTAGATTCTAATATTAAGTGAGCATTTCGTCCATCGGGTAAAATTAATTTTGCCGGGCTAAGAGCTATTAAATGATAAATGTATCGACTTCTTTTAGAAAGATATTCTAAAGTTTGATCTACAAATTCAGGTTCAATGTGTTCTAAAACATCTGTAGACATTAACAGATCCACATATACATCATCTAGAGAAGAATCAAACTTACAATTTCCTGGATCATACCCTTGTATTATTTTGTCTGGATATTGTTCTTTTAATTTATCTACTAACCTTCCTTTACCGCATCCAAAATCTAAAATGCTGTTAGGTTTGATTTTAGCAATAAAGTCTTCAGCGAATTTTGGAATTTTAGATCTTTTGCCAAACGGAGTATCGGCATGTATGTCTGTTAGAATTTTTTTATATTTGTCGCTAATCATTTTACTCTTAATAACTCTTGTATAGTATATAATTGTTGCATAAACGGAGACGGAGTATCAAGCACACTAGATTCAAGATCACCCGCCCTTCTTGGGCATATGTTAACTTTAAAATCACAATTATTAACTTTCTTATACAAGTTAATCATTTGTTTTACTGTTGTGCCTACGCCGTGGCCTAAGTTTTCAATTTGATTTGTCGAACGATCAATTGCTTGTTCTAGAGCATGACAAATTTCATTGACATGCGTATAGTCTCGAACAGCCGAGCCATCTAGAGTATTATAATCATTGCCGAACAAGTTAAATTCACCAGTCTTTTCAGCATTCATTAAATTCCACATTAGCCCATCTGGATTAGTTGGATTAATGCCGTCACTGCCTGTAACATTATAAAATCTAAAAATAGTAAACGGTATACTTCGTTCTTTACAATATTGATCTACAATTTGTTCAGACGCTCGTTTGCTAATACCGTAGGGATTATTCATTGGACCTGCTGACCCTGTACTAGCATGAACAAATCTCTTGTATTTTAACTCTTGGAGTATTCGTAGTGTGCCTAGAGTATTTGTTTTATAATACACTATGGGATTTTTTACACTTCGTCCTACAGCAACTTCTGCTGCCAAATGAATTACACAATCAAATTCAAAATCAGTATCCCATAAGAAGTATCCGGGCATTGTGATATCGTTTCGAGCCTGTTCTTTAACTGGCAGTTGTGGTACTTTTCTATCTAGACCGTAGAGTTCTAGATCGGTTCGCTTACCTAAGAACTTGGTTAGGTGCGAACCAATATATCCGGCATTACCTGTTATTAATATTTTCATTTTTCTAATACAAGAAATCCACAGTCATCATTGTCGTGATATTTTATACGCCACTGCGGATTATTGGCCCACCATTTTCTTATACCTGCATAGGTTTCAAATCTAGGTTCTGCTACATCATGAAATACCAAGTATCTCGAAACTTTGTCTGCGTGTAATCTTAGTTCATTATAAGTATGCTCTTCGGTATGCATAGTATCTATGAATAATAATTCACAGGGTTCGATTTCTATTTCTAAATCATTACCTAACACAAATTGAAATTCAACTCCGGCTTCTTCTGCTGCTTGTTGAAATAACTCTTTGTCTAATGTTGTACCTTGATCAACAGTAACGAATTTTTTTGGTCTCAACATTAACCAGGCAGATGTTGAACATCCTTGGAATGGACCAAATTCTGTAATAGTTTCTACACCCTGAAATGTCTGCTGTATGTAATCCATTCGACGATACATATCACCGACCATTTTCCAGCGAACACCCTCTCTAGTTTTGTTTTTAAAACTGTTAAAAATTTCTTCAATTATCATAAATTTTCCTGTTATTAAAACTTTCATTCTATAAATTTTAACACAAGTTCTGAACCCTGCCAATCTTTAAATTGTTCTTTCCACCAATCTGGGTCTAATCTATCTGCTTTGAAATATTCGGCTAGTGTATGATCGCCTTTTGATGATTTTCCTTTTTTTAGTCGATTGCCTATAAAACAGAATTTTGTAGCCATCTGCATTAGTTGATTAACTACCGTTGGAAAATCTGCATCGGGAATTCCGGTCAGAGATTGAATTGCAATTATGCTGTCAAATTTAGCATCTTGTTCGGGATGCTTAGAATATTCATCAACACAGGGATCAAACAGATAAAACGAATCCAGGCCTAGCCATTTATCAAAGGACGCTCCGTTAAACCATTCTTTATATTTTTCTTCATTATAATAATGAAATGCCTTGCCGCAGCCATAGTCTAATAATGTCTTAGCATTGTGTTTCTCAACAAGTGCTTTGATATCGGAATGATAACCTAAGGTCGCTACTCCCGAGTAGACTTCTTTTTTAAGATGATATTGTTTTACTCGATCAATTGTTTGATAGTATACATTGCTATACATTTTTTAAAATTTCCTTATATATTCCTAAATACCATTCTGCAGTTTTTTGATCTCCTTTAAGAGTTAAAAATGTGCCGCTGCCTTGGCCAAAACTCATCCAATCACCTACATTTAATTTTTTATAGTGATATTTGTTATCTAATATATTTAAAATATCTTGATCCCAACCATATTGCCAATTTTCTAAAGGCATTGATAATAGTTGTTCTCTAAATTCATTTCTAAATTTAGAATCACTACCGTAGGTAACTAATCCGGCCATCCATCTTATATTTTTTTGATGTCGTTGTACGTGTATTGTGGATATAATTATATGCAACTCGTCTCTTGTAAATTGTCTAGTACACAGCGTGTCGCAATCTAGTGTCATGACTAATTCGTCGTTAGGAAATAGTTCTGCACATTTTAAAAATCGAACCGCCTGATAATATGGAACTTTACAAGATTCGTTTGGAAAGTCAACAATGTCTTCGTGGTATGTTACTCCTGAAATTTTATAATAAGAATTTCTAGGATTTACAATAACGATGTGTACATTTAGCCAAGGAGTAAATTTTTGTATGCTTCTTGCACAATTTATGGCCCAGGTGTCGTAATATGCAGAATCACAGGCTAGTAAAATATTATACATATTAAAAGTTTTTCATTTCCAATAACATAACATCATACGAAGGTATTTTAAAGTCAATAAGTTTTCTAGTATCGATCAATATTTTATTAACTGGCTTAGGCCCTTGCGTTCTTAATATTGTTTTTTCTAATTGATACACTTCGTTTATTTTTGACACTAGATCATACTTAGTGATTTTGTTTTCATTATTAACCACGTGATATACACCTGTTATTATGGGATTACACATATATTTTTCAATGCACTTTGCAAGTTCTAATGTAGTAATACCATTCCACCAAGCATTGTCCCATCCTTGTAATTCTTGCTGTGGGTTAGTTACAATCCATTGAAATAATCCAGTGCCCGTTGATTTAATTTCTGGCCCAATAATGCTCATTCTAAATGTAACATCTTTATCATTGTTAATTTCGCCTAGAGATTTTGACTTGCCATACAAGTTAGTTTCGGTGTGTGTATCCGATTCAACATAGTTTCCTTTTTTGCCATCAAACACACAATCAGTTGATAAGTGAACTACTCGTGTCTTGCTGTTTAAAAAGGTATGCTCTAAGAAGTGTGGGAACCATCCATTGATTAATGCAGCACGATCCGGACGATCGTTACTATCTTTGACTAACAATCCTACACAATTAATTACAAAGTCAAACATATTTGTAAATTCATTGAGACGCTGTACTTCTGCAAGATTCTCAACATCCATGATAAGATCTGCATCAGACCTTGCCATTGTACTTACATTGTGTCCCTGCTGTTTGAGATATCGCGTGATAACATGACCAGCCATACCGTTGCTGCCAACTACTAAGACTTTCATATAAAATTACCCTTCTTGAGCATTTCTTTAATGGCATCGTGTTGCATAATAAATGTTTTAGAACTAAATTCTTCTTGTGAAAACTTTTCTAAATTACTATATTTGTCTACTAATGTTTGTTTAGGATTAAATGGCAGTATCACAAAGTATGCATCGTCATATTTGTAAGACATCACTGCTTCGTGTTTTGATATCAACATCTCATCTAATTTTTCGCCCGGCTTACTGCCCATCTCTGTAATTTCTGCATTACCGTAGACACTTATTAATATGTCTGCAATGTCTTTGATGTATGCCGCTGGCATATTCATTACAAATGTTTCACCGCCTATACTTTCTTCGGCAGCTTTAAATAGTAAACCAATTGCTTCTTCAAGTGTTAAAAAGAATCGAGTCATTCTTAGATCAGTAATAGTAACTGGGCCACCACTGCGAATCTGTTCAATAAAGTACGGAATAACACTGCCATTAGACCCCATGACATTTCCGCCACGAACGCAGACAAATCTAGTATGGTCCGTTAGATCGTTTGCCTGAATAATTAATTTTTCACCTACTGCTTTAGTCATTCCATATAAATTCAATGGTTCAACGGCCTTGTCAGTGGATACATCGATAACTTTTTTAACACGATTTTCAATCGCAGCATTAACAACATTTGTTGTGCCTATTACATTTGTTTTAATAGCTTCCTGAGGCTGATCTTCGCAGATAGGTACATGTTTAAGAGCTGCCATGTGAAAAATATAATCAACATTTTTAGTAGCAAACTTAACTGCTTCGTAGTCTCTAACATCACCTATGATGTATTTGATCTTGGGATTTTTAAACTTGCGTTGCATTAATACCTGCTGAAGTTCACCTCTTGAGAAAATAATAATCTCTTTAGGATTGTGTTTTTCAAGCATTAATCGAGTCAGTGTTTGTCCCCACGACCCGGTGCCGCCGGTAATTAAAATTCGTGCGTTGTCAAAAATACTGTTATTCATATTTTACTCCAATATCATCTGGGTTGTGGAACAGTGCTCTATGTTTGTTATCTAGGGATTCCACTTCTTCTGCAGGTCTTGTATTTGTATAGTAATATAAAATTAATGATCTACGACTTCTATCCTCTGGGCACTTTAACGGAGTAGGATGTCCGTGAAAACTAAAATCGTCAGTTCTAAATACAACCAGTCTGTTGAGTAATGGACTAATCTTGTCAACACACACGTCCGGTTTGTTGTTTGGGGTCCTTGACCACATTTCTAAATGGCCTCCCCATTCTTCTTGCCAATCATCGTTTAGATATAGGATAACATTTAATCTTCGGTGTACTCCCATTAGATCGTGCCAGTTGCCGTCTGCGTGTACTGCTAGTGTGCCGCCTGTATTAATCTGATTAAATCCACCGCCTGTTAGATACGGATCGGGAATAAGTCCATCAACGCCAGTTAGCTTAGATAGGAATCTTAAAAATGTTCCACCATTTAAAAAATTAATTAAATTTAATGTGTTAGCGGGAACATCACTGTCATCCTTCCAATCACTGCGCCATTTAATCTGAATTTTATCGTGGTTGCGTTTGTCCCAACTTTCAAAATTTTCATTGTTAAAGTCAGTTAGTGTTTCATTAATAACTTCTTGTGTAAAAAAATTATCTATAGCAATATAGTTAAACGGTTGCTTAGATTGAAATTTACTAGACAGATCTTCTAGATTAAATTTATCAAATTCTACATATTTCTTTTTCATCAATCGTCCTTAGTTTGACAGTAGTATGTTAACAACTACGTCTGATACATTATTTTGATCGTACTCTGCAGGTACTTTCCAGTTTCGGTCAGCTGACTTCATTCTGTTAAAGCAGGCAACAATATTGTCTTTATCTAACCCACTAATTACATTAGAACCACACCAAACAGTTTCAGGACGCTCAGTAGTATCTCTAATTGTAACAGTTGGTATTTTAAATAAACACATTTCTTCTTGCACAGTGCCCGAATCTGAGATTGCCATAAAACTGTTTTGTTCAAGATTTACAAAATCAAAAAATCCAAACGGTTCTAAAATAATAATGTTGTCAGTGTTTACATTAAATTTTTGTATTTTATCTCGAGTTCTAGGATGACAACTAAACACAATTTTATATTCTTTAGAAATTTCTTGTAATGCTGCAAAAATACTTTTAAGTCTATGATCATCGTCAACATTCTCAGCTCGATGCGCGGTTACAATAATGTATTTGTTTGGTTCTAGATTTAATTTATTAAGTATCGACGATTGTGAAATTTTACTTTGATATTTGTTGATAACTTCTTTAATAGGGTTGCCAGTAACTGCAATTCTATTGTTAGGAACACCTTCTCTTAGCAAGTTTTGTCTACTTAATTCTGTATAGGGCAAGTTGTACGTACTAATTGCATCAATAACTTTTCTATTTTTTTCTTCGGGAACTTTTAAATCGTTACATCTATTTCCAGCTTCCATATGGTACACTGGGATGTTAAATCTTTCAGCAACAAACGCAGACAATCCTGAATTAGTATCGCCTAGTACTAAAACTCGTGTGGGGTTAAACTCGTTGATTGCCTGTTCTACACCGGTAAAAATTTTACCAAGTTGTTCACCAAATGACGCAGATTTGCTGTCAATAATTTTATTAGGGTGACGTAATTCTAATTCTTGAAAAAATATTTCATTAAGATTAGGATCATAATTTTGCCCGGTGTGTAACACATAATGCTCGCAGGCTGCGTCAAGTTTAGGGATAATACAAGACAATCTTATAATTTCAGGTCTTGTTCCTAAAATTGTTAAAATTTTAGCCATTAGAGAATGCGCCTACAAAGTATTGGTTAAGGCCTTTTAAGTTTAAGTGTTCCCAGTCAGCAAAATCTTGCCTGTGCCATAGACTTTTATGTATATCAAAATTATTACCATAACACCACAGTGATGGATCATTTACATTTTTATGATTGTCATCCCATATTTCTTCTAGAGGAGTTAATAAAATAATTTTCTTTTTAGTTATTTTTTTAACGTCATTAATTAACTGTAAGCCAGCTGCTTTATCTAAATGTTCAATAAAATCGATCATTAACACATAGTCAAATTGTTCGTTTTTAACTACGTCTAATATATTATCTGTTTCTAGATTTGCAACGATATCAGGATTAACATCGGCCCAGGCGTCAACAGTTAAGATTCTACTGCATTTGTTAATAAATGGATTGGAGTACAACTTAGGGCCGCATCCTAGATCTAATAATGTACTACCTTGTTCAATTATACTGTGTAGGTAATTAATGAGTTGATCATTAGAACTTGCACGTTTTCCGTTAATTATGTGTTTCATTTTATATCTTCCTTATTGTTTGCTCTAATAGACAGATTTTTAATATTTTCATTGTGAAAGACAGCGTTATCTTGAGTAGCTGCAGGATTCAACGGATTGTTAAATCCTTTACCGTGATATTGATGTACAACCCAGGGCTTTTCTACAAACTGTATCTGCAGTTCTTTCTTTTTAATTCTTTGAATAAATTCGTCATCGTCATAATTAAAGCCAGCAGCGTATCTTTCATCAAATCCATTTAACTCTATTAAATTTTTTCTAGTTATTGCTGTGGTAAAATGATAAGATGCAGGTCGATGCACACTGTGATTATACCAACGGCCTGCTGAAGTTGTTACATCCAGATAGTTGTTCTTGTGCAAATCAGTTAGTTCCCGTTTGCCGCTAGCAAAGCAATGAAACGAAAGATATACATCATCGTTTAGATTATTTTCAGTATAAGAAATAACATCGCCCATATGACAACATTCTGGATTTTGAATAATTATTTTATCGCCTTTACTAGCTCTAAATCCTATGTTATAAGGTATCGACGGACCAACATACGATTTTTTTGAATTGATTGTCTGCATCTTAATAATTTTAAAATTTAAAGATGGAAATTCTTTTGGCAAGTTATCTACAGAATGTGCTGCGGCACTATAATCGTCTACAATAACAATTTCAAAATTTTTAGATAGGCTTTTTTCAAAAGTTGTTAGAGTATACCGCAATTGCGGTAATCGATTATAGTAGGCCATTACTATGGATATCATGATAATTCTAATTCCGCCATTACATACTTAGGCCTTCGATTGAAAGTATTAATAATTTTTACACCTTCTTCAGCTTCGGGCGTGCCTGTTTTTTTGTACATGACTCGTAAATCCATCACAATTCGTGTTCCTGGATGGGAATGTTTTAAAATTAAATCTCGATAGGTGTTCACCGGATAATGAAATCCGCAAGATACCCATGAAGTAATCAAATCGAATTTAACATCTGCTGGAATATTGATATTATTACAATCAATTAGATGATAATTAGTAGTTCCTAATTTTTTTAATTCTATATCTAAATTTTCTAAAGGATGATAAAATAAAAAGTCATCAACATTTGTGTGATATTTTCCAGTCACTGCTGTAAGCGATTTAGATTCATTATCGCGAGTATCGCCGTCTAACAACCATAATTCGGAGTTGTATTTCTCATTGAACAATCTAGATTCCCAAGCAAGTCCACATCCAATGTCTAAAATTTTCAATGGAGGCGTAGTTAAGTGCTTGTCTAATATTTCAAAGTTTTCAATTTTGTATTGTTGATATGCTTCTGTATCCCAAAGACCGCCATCGCCGATCCATTTTTTTGGTTCTCTTTTTTCTTCTGTCATTTAGAATATCCCACGGTTTCTCTTGCAATATCATCGTGGTCAAATTCAGCCCAATATAATTCAAAGGCAACACAATCAGTAACTGCTTCAAACTGATGATATTCGCCCGGAGCAACTTTGGTATACTGTCCAGGTTTTAATAGTGTTTCGTCAACTAGATCATAATTATTCTTCCATACACGAATAATCATTTCTCCTTGTTCAACAAAAAATCCATTCCATTTAAATTTGTGTTTGTGTTTTGAACATACGCCGCCTGCACGAGCTTCGATGCGATGAAATTCTAATACACCGTTTGCTTCAAGGAGTTCTGTTTGACCCCATACTTTTCCTTGTTTCATATAATATCCTTATTTTTTACTTATCACAAAACTTTGTCCAGTTGCAGTATTTCACTTTGTCTGCTGACTTCTTTGACAAAATAAGCACACGGCGGGTTAGGATCATCGTGTAAAGGAACAGTTAATAACTGTCCGTTTTTCATTTTGGGAAAATACCAACGCACATCTTGATAAATGTTAACGATCTCTATAGGCATGTATTCACATTTAAATCCTTTTACTGGATTAAAAATAAATGCATCAAATCCACGTTCATTAATGCTGGTCAACGGTAATACTTCCGGATCCATACCGCAGTCACGATCTCCTACTATCATACACCAGTCTAGGGGCATCTGTATTTCATATCCGCCAATGTTTAACAATATTGCAGGGCTATTAAATGATTCAAGAAAAATCAACGGCATAAAGAAGAAATCAGGCTCGCTAGGATTTGAATTATCTAGTACTGAAAATCTTGTATCTTCATCTACCTCATCTGGCAATTCGTTTAGATCAAAAGATCTATTGTTTAGTGTTAGTATTTTCATAATTTCTTATTGATCCTTTATATTTCTAATAATTTTTTAAGATATCTACAATTTCATCTATTAACATTGTTAGCTTGCTCCTTGGCTAATCTAATACATTCCATATTAGGGTTTTTTCTTTTTCCATTACCCCAAGTATGACAAAACCAAGGTCCGGTGTTTTTTGCATTAAATTTAGCATTCATATATTCTATTTTTACTTTAGAATCATCTACACAATTTCCTAGTGCGGTATTATCGTGATGCGGTAATGGAATATCAAATCTATATTTTAAGTATGGCAACATGTGATCTCTACTGGCCTTGTTTAATATGAATACACCAGCATTAAATTCACCGTTATCAGGAACACCATATCTGACCACACTCCAATGAGTACAAACTTTGAAACTATCTAATGATGGATACATTTCGAAAATACTAGGACTATCATGATATATTAAAACATCGGAATCTAAATATAAAATTTGATCATATTCATCAGTCCACTTTGATTCTTCAAATAATCTAAATCTTTCGTAAGTAGGATGTATATAATTTATATATGGATCTGTCAATAATATATAATCGGCATCTATTCTTTTAGCATACTGTCTAGCCAATGTAAATGATATTTCGCTTAAAGTATCAAAACTTGGTAGAAGATTTGGATTCCCGTATTTTTTAGTGTCAATATATATTTGGACAATTAAATTTTTCATATATTGACCTTTGTTATCACGAAGGGGTACTTCGCTTCTTTATAAAATTTCTTACGTTCCGTAAGATGTCTTTTAGCGTATTTGCAGGCGCTGGTGATATCCCAGATTTCCACGTGGTCTTTGTCTTCGGCTCTCCGAATACCCCGTCCAATGCTTTGTATAACTCGAACAAAGCTCTTTCCGGGCTCAATAAGAACCAAATTAAAAATACGGGGGATATTAATACCCACAGCGGCCACACCGTAAGTCGCCACAATAATCTTATCAGCACTAGTTTTAATTTCATCATATTCTTCTTTTCTGTCAGTTAATTTAACTGCTCCGCTAATGAACACACTGTCTGGCAACATTGCAGTTAGTTTGTCGCCTGTGTCAATTCTATTCACTAGTACAAGAGTGTTGCCGGTCTGAGAAATTTCTTTGATTTTATTCCCCATCCAACTGATACGATGATCGTCAGTGACTAGAAAGCTATATTCTTCTTGATAATTACGGAAAACCTGCACGTCATTGGTTTGTAGAATATTGATCTGTAAATTAGCCAACACGCCTTTTTCTTGTAGATCGTGTGCAGATACTTGATTGATTACTGGACCTATACTGGCAAGAATTCCTTGAAATTCCCATGCTTCTTTAGGCACAGTACCTGTAAGTCCCCAACGTATGGCGCAGTTGCTAAAATTCTGTGTAAGAAGTTTTGTTAACACGTCTGCTTTGGCCTGATGTACTTCGTCTATGATAATAGCTGCTACACCCTCGATAAACTCTGCCAAGCTAAGTGTAGCATCGTCATAACTTTTCTTATCAAGTACGTTGAGACTTTGCCACGTACAGATAGTATGAGTACGACCTAGTTCTTTCCTATCACCAAAGTACACGCCAACGTCTAGTCCAAGATTTCGATAATCTTCTTCAGTCTGTACTACTAGACTTTTGTTAGGTACGATAACCATGGTGCGACCATAGGGCTCGCACAAGTGGCTGAGCGTGGCAGTGGTAATGGTCTTGCCAGCACCTGTAGCCACTTCTTGCAAGGCCTGTGTATTTTCTAAAAATTTGTTGACAACATCAAATTGATAATCACGCAGTACAATGGGCGTGCCAGCTTCAGGATGTCCCTTGGGCCAAGTCTTGCCTTGATCGGCCCAGTAATTTTCTGTGATAGGTTCAAATTCTATTCGACTGTGTTGTCTTAGATCTTCTATGTCAATTTCATATCCTGCATCTTCAATTATAGGCAGTATTACATCTAGATGTGCAAGATATCCCGTCCCGCCAATACCAAAATAAGTTTTAGTTCCATCCCATCTGCCCAGCTTGTAAGAAGGCATATGACGTGCGTAAGGCAAATCAAACTTTAATTTGTTGGCGATCTTTCGACGTGTTTCTACTGCAAGTCCTTCGAACTTGATATTTACTTCGTCTTTAATTATAAGTCTACAAGATGTCAAATGATGTTGCCCCTTTGGGTAGAGTTGGTTTTATTTCACCTAGATAAATTACACATGGATGACTAGTCATCCAGTCGTTTACATAGGTATTGGGATTGATATATAAGTTATTTGTAACAACAATTTTAACATCAATGTTATTTTTAAACAACCACTTAGCCGGTTTATGTTCAAATATAAAAATTTTTCCGTCTTCAACAGGTCTCCCAAGATCATTGTCTTTGATCCATTGATTAAGCCCAGTGTTAGATTCTTTACTTTCTCTAAAACAAATTCTAATATCAGACCTTGAAATTTGACATTTTTCAGAATCTTTTATAAATGTTTCTAACCATTGTTCTTTGTTGGATGCACGATCTAACACTATAGAAATTTTACCATCTATTTTTTTATATACATCAAACAATTTTTCGTTGCTATCAATCCAAAAAATATTGTTGTTACTTGATGCAATTTTTTCCACAATTTCTTGTGATTTTGAAACAAGTTTTAAAGGAAACTGCATGGCTTTTGCTAACAACATATCGTGGTATATATCACCAGTTGAATTTTTTTCAAAGTATGCATCTGCATATTCATTGCTGTTTATCAAGACCAATTGATTTTCAAAAATTGTACTGTGAGGCACGAAATCTTCCTGATTGGCCCATATTTCTTCCACCAATTCTACTGCCTCTAAAAAAGAATCATCTATTTCAAAATTATGTTTTTGTAAAAATTCATACAGAGCCACAACATTGATTTCTGAAAATTTTACTTCTCTCAGTTTCTTTTCTTGATTCCACTTCGAATGCCTAAAATGGTCTTTTTCAGTTGAAAATTCTCGGTCAAATGTTTCTTTCATACTAAACGGGAATTTTAAAAATATCAAAAGTTCTCCAGTCTCATCTTTTTCTACAAATATTTTTTTGGTGAGATCTAGTATTCTAAATTCATTTTTCCATACTGGATTTTCAATTTGATCAGAATAGTCAAAATTATATTTTTGTGCTATGACCTTGTGTTTTTTTAGTATTTTTACAATCAGTCCAGCCTGACTCTGAGTCAACAGTGATCCATTTGATATCAACGAATAAAAATTATAAGTGGCACTTTGATCTTGACCAGTCAAGGCAAAACCGTGACGTACCATAAGATTATAAAATTCTAAAAAGATGTCTTCAGTGTATTGATACGGTACCATTGTTATATTATAACACCGATAATTTTTAAAATCAACTATGTGTTTGTAATAGATGCTCGATGTGTTTCTGTAGTCTAAGAATTGGCATTCCCTGACCAATCTCTTCCACAGTCCACTCACTATGACAGAGTTTTAAAAACCATTCATCTCGATCCAGCAGTTGAGGATTCTCCAAATTTTCCCATTTTTCACTAACCGGATGTGCCAAACTTGATGTATCGCATATTACAGGAATTCCATTTATAGCTGCCTGCACGGCCGGTCCGCTATTATGATTTATTACACAATGGTAATTGTAATTAATGTCAAAATCGTCATAACTGTTTTGTATTTTTCTTGGCGTCTCAACCACAGCGTCTACAAATTTCTCACGAATTTGTGATCTTGGGTGGGGCCTAACCACGATTTTTCTATCACTGTATTTCTTTATTTCGAGAATGGTTTGCTTGACCCATTGTTCCATTGATGGTTGATCGCACCATTGCAAACTAGCACTATGTTGGCAGGCAATTAGAATTTCTTGCCTTCGATGATGATTTACAGGTTGTAGTGAAACCCCTAAAATTTGTGGTCTTGCTAGATCTAAATCTTGTTGATTGCCAAATATACCAAAATTGTTGATATGGTTTAGTCCTATTCGCCAGGTCATTCCTCTTTTTAAATTTCCCACCTCGATGATTATAATAGGTCTGTGATTTTTAATAGAATTTTCATAGATCAACTTATTTGGCCGCATTCTCCCTTGCCATAGCACAGACCAAATCACACCTACATCTTCATCCCTATCTACTACTGAATGTCCTAGTTTTTTTAAGCCTGCAGAAAAGGCTGCAAATACAGGAGTGCTGTTTAGTGCTCCATTTTCTTGATAAATTCTAAAACGCATTTTCTTTGAAATAAATATATGAGTATTTAATGAAACGTATGAACAAATTTATTAAAAGAATTAGTAAATCAAAAAAAAATATTAGAAATATTCTAGTAGTAGGCACCGGATGGGAGAAACTACCAAATCTTTGTAATGGATTTGCCAGTGTGTTTGTAATTTCTACCGGAACGCAAGACTTTCGAAGAAAAAATCTCATATATAAAGAAAGTTTCGATCAAATAGAAACATTGCCAGACATAGACGCTATTGTGATGGATAGAGATCAAGACATACATGTGTCTAAATTGCTCCCGTTACTTCAAAGGTATCAATCAGTTATACTAGTTCAAGGTGTTGAGTTGTTTGCCAAGACAGAATACAAGTTTTTGAAAACATACGGATATGCTGTCACAGAAATGTTCGGAGATTCTCATATATGGAAAAAAATAAATTGAAAATTGCAGTCGTAACTACCTTTCACGGAGAAGGTCTAGAAAAGTATGCACAACGTATGATCAATACTTTTTGCACTAACTGGCCTGCTGAAGTTGTTCTTCATCTCTATCCGGAAAACTGTAATCCTGCAATCAGTGATCACAGTCACGTTACGCTGAAAAGGTTAGAAGAAGTTGAAGAATTGATGGCTTTCAAAAACACATGGCAAGGTGTACCTAAAGCCAACGGCGACGTCAGCGCCGACCCGGTGAGATCACTAAGAAAGGATGCCGGCAAAGGATTCAAATGGCACGCAGTAAGATTTGCACACAAAGTCTATGCTATTTTTGACTGTGCAAGGACTACCGATGCAGATATCTTGGTATGGATGGACGCAGACACTATTTGCCATAGTCCTATATCCATGCAAAACTTGTACAGAATGATTCCTGCAGATTCAGAACTGTGTTATCTTGGAAGAAAAGGCAAATATTCAGAGTGTGGATTATATTCTATGAACCTACGCAGTCCTAATGTACAGGCATTCTTGAAAGAATTTCAAAGATTCTATGATCAAGCAGAACAGGGAATTTTTCAGTTAGCCGAATGGCATGACAGTTTTGTTTTTGATGCTGTGCGTGTGAAATTTCCACAAATGAGGCAGTTAGATTGGGCTGCTCATCTACATGATATTCGTCCTAGATTAGGAAGTTCACAAGGTGAAGGCCATCCGTTAATCAACAGCGAATGGGGTGCCTGGTTAGATCATCTTAAGGGAGGCCGAAAGAAATTAGGTCGTAGTAAGTTAGAAGATCTAAAGGTTAAAAGAACGGAAGCCTACTGGAGCTAGATATATTGTTTAAAAAATTTCCAAGCTTCGCCGGATCGGAGTTCATCAAAATTCCAATGACACATACTAATTTTTTCAACCCAGGCTTGGCGTTCTAGCAAAACTGGATTTTCTATATTACTTAGATCAATATTGGCTACTGCAACTGTTTGACTGTGTTCTGGTATAGGATCAGTTAAAAAAATTGGAATTCCTTCAATTACACTAGCTACACTAGGACTACTATTGTAAACTACTGTAGCCCAGGCATTATGTAAATCTTCTTTGAGCTCGGTTCTAGTACTAAGTGAAACTGCCTTGTGATTTATCTTGAGATAGCCCATAATTTTTTTATCTCCAGGATGCGCTCTGACAACTATCGGCCTCTGGCTATATTTTCTTATTTCTAAGATAGTGGAATTCATCCATTGTATAACATCTAGCCCTCCCATACTCCATCCGCCATTACGTTGAAGACATAATAGAATATGATTACCAGTTTTACGATATGGTTTTAGTGAAATATTTAAATTTTGACTAATTTTTTGCCACCTAGTATGATCAACATCTTTATCAAAATAAAATCCTGTGGTAGGAAATACTCCGTCGAAGCTATATCTCAGATAATGCCAAGGATTAGCTTTATTTGAAAACAAAAAAAGACTGCTGTCTACTATTAGCGATCTTTTATTTTGACTTTTTTGCAGATTTACCACATTTTTTCTTAATTGCAGATGCGGTGCAGATTTACCCTGATCATGTACAAAACCTTGTATCAGTGCAACGTCACAAGGAACAACATTTGTTCCATAGTGTGCCACAGCGGTATCACCTATAGTTGTAACACCTTGACAAAAATAATCTAATATTTGGGGTTTTTCTAAATTTTTGTTATTAGGTGGTATACCAGCATAGTAAGCCACTGCTGTGATATTAGACACCGTGATATTCCTTCACAATATTCAATGCAGTGCCGTCCATTAGTTCATCGTAAGTAAATTGACAATAGCTGAGCCACGCTAGCCAATCTCCTAGTGGTCCATAATATAAATCGTTGACCTGTGCAAGATTGTTTCTAGTTACAGAATTACTCACGTGCTTGTTAAGGGTAATAGCAGGTATACCAGCCCAAATAGATTCTACAGCACTATTGGAATTGATGCTGACTGTGCAATAGTAATCCCCTTGCATTAATGTTTTATATAGACTAGTTCGACTTTTTTTATTGACCTTGGATCTAATTTCTATAGGTCGGTCTGTGTGTTTTTTTAATTCCAGTATAACAGATTCTGTCCAAGATTTTGCTTCTACGTGCATGATGCTAGCAGCAAATTCTCCCGGTTCAACAATCAATATCTTCTTACCCTCTTTACGCCAGGGACTAGGAAATTCTGTAAAATTTTTTAACCTATCTGCAGGTGCAATAAATTGATTATTAAAATGCAAGTGATTTCTTGTGAGCCTATGCCACTTTTTATTGGATTCAATAAAATTTGTATATCCGCTATCTATAAACCAAAACGGGAGATTGTTATCAATTTTATCTACAATGATATGTTCATTACCCACAGTGTTTCTTAACAGGCAATCTTCTACACTGTTTATGAAATCTTTCCGTCTAACCATAGTTGCTGTAGGATCAATTTGTTGTCCAACAGTTTTGATAAAATATTGTCGATTACTTTTCATATAAGAGTCAATAATATTGTTGACTCCTAATTTTTCTATTACATATTCTGTTTGTTTATGTATTTGACCAAAATAATTTTTTCTATAGTTTTCTAAAATTGTATTGACTTTACTGCGCCATTCTGTAGTATCTGCAGTTACTCCCCTTAGCAATTTTTGTTTAAATTTATCACGGAATTTTTCAATGTCAAATTTATGATGATTTCTTTTGTCAATAACAAAATCTATTGCTTCGGCGGTTTTTAATTCATTTAACTCAATATGAGAACAATGATCTTTTAGATCTATAAGACTTATAAGATAGTGTGCAATTTCTTTGTCGTTTACTAGTAGTTTCATTGGTTTAATATTTTCCAGGCTGTGCCGTTGGCAATTTCTTCATTAGTGAATTGACCATAAGACAAGGTCTTACACATCTTAGTTATATCTTCTAATAGTGGTCTATACGGATTTTTAAGTGTGGACAGATCAGTAGATGCCAATGTGCTGGCTGCGCAAGGCACTGAAATAAATGCAGGAATACCGTATAGTACACTTTCCAAAGATGCTATACTATTAAAAGAAACAGTGGCATAGACTCCGCTATCAAAAGCATTATAGATAGAATATCCGTGATTTCTTTCGCTTCTTGCACCCTTGACCCTAACTTCAACAGGAAGATCTGAATAAGTTTTGATTTTTTCTGTAGTTTCTACAATCCAAGCATCGCAGTCTATATCATAATATCTACAGGCTTTAGGATTAGGTAATACTAACAAAATTTTCTTATTGTGATTTTTCCATCCTTGCCATACTAGTCTAGGATCTTGTTTCTGTAATTTTTCCCATCTATCAGAATCTACATTTTTAGGAAGTGAATGTTGTAGATTGTTTTTAACTACTCTGTGCCATATTTTTTTCCCGGAAGTATTTCCTGGACTAGGAAAATTCCCCAAATAACCAGTATCTATATAATAGAAATCTCTTTGCGTTTTTTGACATTCAACTATTTCACTTTTGCTAGTTACACCACGAACTACCATAGGCTTAGAAAATTCTTCCATTTTTGTTGTACAGTAATTAGTTGACCCTTGTACCAAAGCTTCTTCTAAAGATATTTCTTTCATTGTGTTAATAGTTCCATTGCTTTGCCGTTTTTTAATTCGTTGTTGTGAAACTGCCCGTAGGCTAGATGACAGGCCCAGGCATATAATTTATCTTGATCAGGGTAGTAAGGAGTTTGGATCTTACTGATATCTTGAAGACTTACTGGACTTGCTGCATTTGTGGGAGCAAGAGTAAATGCTGGAATACCATGAAATATACTTTCTATTGCTGCAACACTGTTGAATGTTACTAGAGCAAATACATCATTATCAAGCGCCTGCTGTAATGTGTCTGTGACAATTCTATCTATTCTTTTAGGTGCTCGCTCTCTAACTATTACTGGTCTATCAGTGTGTTCTTTGATTTTTGCAACAGTTTCATGAACCCATTGATCCTTAGTAACTCCGTAGAATTTGCAAGGTTTTTCGTCTGGCGCTGCAACCAGTATCTTTCTGCCGTCTTTTTTCCAGGGACGAAAAGTTTTATTAAATTTTTTAAAACGATCGTCTGGTCGCGAAATAATCTCACTGTGTTGTAGATCGTTTTTTACTATGCGATGCCAAAGTTTCCAACCGTTAGGATTAGATGCAGTTCTCTCATTGCCAAAATATCCCGTGTCCATATAATAAAATGTGCGGCCGTCTTTCCAACAACGTTTCATTATTTTGTGTTTAAGAATTCCTCTTAAAATAATTGGATCTTGAGAATCTGTATAAACAAAATCTTCTGTTGACACTGGTACAGTTTTGCATCCCGAGGCAAACAAGTTAATGTATTCGTCCTCACCTTCTTTACTTAGAAAAATCATAGATTGCGTTGTAGACAGTAATCTGTATAAATGCGTTCACGGTGCCATTCATCTCCCATAGGAGTTGTAGCAAAGTCGTGAAAACTTGGAGTACCTAAGGTGTAGTGTAACAGCTTTGCATCTTGATTTGCGCCGAACTCATCAGGCAACCAGTTCCATACTTTAGGTAATTCTCCAACCAATTCATCAGCAAGCCAAGTAAATCTATGAAGTTGAGCGCCTGTGGCAGTTTCAATAAATTCAGGTGTTACTACTTTATTTGCGGAATGACCGCAATTCCAAAGAATAACACTTGACCAATTCTTTCGAGGATAATTTTCGTTTTTAGCACCGAGGTACTTTTCTGTCATTTTAGTTTTGTAGTCGTGTTTAACTACCATTACTGCTTTGCTGTCGTCTCGAAGAGCCCATAACTTTTCAATATCATCTCTAACTAGCATGTCGCCATCCATAAAGATTGCCCAGCCTTTATATTCCATTAGGTGTGGAACTAAGAAGCGACTGTATATAAACTGATTACTACCGTCGGTATGTGTTTCTTGATAATCTTGCATATTTGTTAACGCAAGTGGTGTAAACGAAATTGGTTTACTAGAATGTCTAATAATACTGTTGGCACATACATGGTATGCTATTGCTTCTCTATGGTCATAACCGATAAAAATATTAATCATTTTCTTTCTATGTCCTCTTCTACACAGTTTTCACCATATTGAATTTCAATAACTCGCAAGGGTTGATCTGTCTCATTACATAACTTATGCCATTGAGTTTTATTGATATGTATGTGTTGATGCTGTGTATATTCACCTAATAAATCCATGTCTGAGCTTTGATCTATTGTATAGACTGTAGCTATGCCTTCAGCTACAAACCAATGTTCTGCACGGTCTTGGTGACGTTGCATACTGAGACAAGTTTTAGGATTGACTGTTAGTTCTTTGAGTTTAACATGATTGCCAACTTCATGTAGTACTCGATAGTACCCCCAGGCTCTACCAGTTTTAGGTGCTTTCCATTCTTGAAGAATCCACGAACTAGAATTCTTTTTATCTTCACCACCCACACCAAACACAAATTCTAGGTTGTTGTCTTGAATATCCATTTCTGGAATATTCTTATCTGTTCTATCGCCACCGTTGGCAAAGATGATTGTATCTTCTGGAAAATCTTTTCTAACTTCTAGTATAGCACCTTTTGATGAGCCGTCGGCATCGTCAAAATCATAAACAATACCGTCTACGCATTTAATATTGTCTACGATATATGATCGTTCAGAAAAAGGCATAAAGGCTGCACCTTTTTTACGAACAAGCCATTCATCGGAATTGAGCCCTACAAGGAGTATGTCTCCTAGTTCTTTGGCTGCTTGGAAGTAGGCAATGTGCCCGGAATGTAGAGGATCAAATCCACCTGTGACTAATATTATTTTCATGCAGATATTTATCTGCGTATATAATGAACTAGTTCAAAGAGTGGCGTCTTCTAACCCGGCTGTGCGTAGTTTTACAATATTGCTTAATTGCCACTGCTTTATATCTAGAGCCTTGATAATGCCCAACCATTTATTTCTAAGTAGGGCGAAATCGTTAATAATCTTTTCGAAATCTACAACGTCAGCTTCGCCTTCGACAAACTTTTCACAGTCTCTACTGCTTAACTGACGTTGATAGGTTTCAAGATACTTGCGAAAGTGTTGACTACGAAGTCTACGAAGTTCAATATTGAGATATTCTAAAATACCTTCAATTTCTTGAAGTTGGTTAAATCGATTTTCTACAATGCCGGGCATCTGCGCAGAGGCTTTTTCAATGTTACCTGCTACACGGACATCTTGTTTTGCATGAATTAATTCAGCTTCATAATAGGCCACAGCATCCGGAATATTTGAAATATCTTTAGAAACACGATCGTACCAATTCATTTATTCCTCATCTTCGTAGCTATCTTCATCCTCAATTTCTTCACCATCGATGACATAGTTAATTGCATCATCAAGATATGAGTCAACTCCTTTGAGACTGTCAAGCACACTTTCTTTAATACCATAATCCATTAGTGTATTAACAAAATCTGCTGCCACATCTTTGCGATGTTTCTCTGGTATGTGTTCTAATACCAATGTCCAAATATCTGCAATTAAATCTTCTTTCATTCGGTGACCTCCAAGTCTGGTTCAACTGTAGTAGTTATCTCAGAAGTGGAAATTTCACCGTGTTTAGAAATGTCTGCCATTGCAATGTCTAGGCCGTCTTTCTCATTCTTTTCCCAAGCCTTGCGGAACTGTTTGATGATCTCACCGTCTTTGGTTGTGTAGACAAGGCTGTTACCTTCTTTCTTGAGCATGCCTTTAGCTTCGAACAGGTCGACTAATCCACTATATGGACTCATACCTGTTTCATAAGGAATCTCAACCTGTACACTTTCAAACGGCTTTGCATAACGAGTTTTCATAATCTTACAGGCTGCACGAATACCCTGTACGGTTGTGGTCTTATTGCCGTCTGCATCAAGTTTCAATTTCAACTTACGCATGGCAACAACGATTGAACTTGCGTAGATAAAACCTTGACCACCACTAATCTTGTCATCCGGATCAAACATGTCTTGACTTGCGTATGTGTGATTGGTACATACCATACCAATATTGTAGGCGCCGAACATATTAACACAGTTGCGAACCAGTGCTGTCAGTGCCTTAGGCTTACGGCCCATGTCACCTTTCATGTCGCCTGCTTGAAACTGATTAACGTCTGTAGGAGTCAACAACATACCTAACGAATCAATAATGAACAAGATCTTAGGACGATCTGCTTCATCCATAGTTTTATATTCTGCAATAAACTCTGTAATAGTCTTTGCCACGTCATCAATCATAGCCATATTAAGTTTTAACAACTTATCTGGACTTGTGTCAACGCCAAGAGCGTGTAACCATTTTTCGTCAAGTGCGTTTTCTGTATCGATTAAGATAGGATAAATGCCTGCTTTCTGTGCGTTTGCTACAAGATTGCCTGAACAGATAAATGATTTACCTGCACCACTTTCTCCTGCAAACACAGTTACCTTGCCTAACGGAATACCACGATCAAAATATCCGCTGATAAGATAGTTTAATGCGTAGTTGTTTGTACTGACCCAGTCAGTTGGGTCGTTGAAGCCAATACTTAAACCGTCGATAGATTTAGTAATTGACTTTCTAAATTTAGAAATATCAAATGCTTTTGCCATATTATTTTTTTTGCCCTGTTGAGAAATAGAGTGTGAGTTGCCCCACACTCTATGTTTAGTCTAATTACTTTTGACGATTGCGAATCATGGCAAGGATGTCTTGCGCACGACTTGCACTTTCACCAGTAGGTGCTGCTGGTGCTGCCTTCACTGCCGGAGTAGCAGGTTCTTCCCAAGGAGCATCTTCTTCAACTGCTGAAGCGGCTACTGGAGCGGCCACTGCGGCACGTGGTGCGGCAGATTTATTAGGATCACCTGTTGCTTGACCCATTCCAGCTGGTTTGAAGTACTGACCCCAACGTTCCATATCATATGCTTCACCGTCAACTGACGCTTCAAACATTTCCTTCATAACCTTAAGCTCAACATCTGTTGGCTTCTTAGGTAGGAAGTCGCTTAGATTGTGTAATCCAAACTGTTCAATTGCTGCCTTGTCGGCGTCGGAAATAGCACGTTCACGACGGCTCCACTTTGATGTAGAGTAGTCAGCAAATCCGCCTTTGCTGGTCTTAGCAATACGGAAGTCAACACCACGCATAAAGTCAGTTGGCAATTCTTCCAACTCTGGATCCATCAATGCTGAACGGATAATTTGATAGATTTGAGGACCGATGATAAATCTACGAATTGGATTTTCTGGTGTCTTATCTTCCTTAATAGGATCTTCAACAACAAAGCCTTGGAAAATGTACGAACGCTTTTTCCAATACTTACGCCCCATTTCTTCTAGAGCTTTGTCTTTAAACCAGCCACGAACTTCTGTAAGAATTGGACAGGCCGTACCGTCATTGTACATTTCTACACAAGGAACCTGTACCTGCACAGCTCGTGAATCTGTTTCGCCTTTGATACCTGCAAACGGCAATTTGATCATTGCACGTTCTACCCAAAAGAATGTATTGGCAGAGTTGCCGTCTGGTAGTAAGCGAATTACTGCTTCCTTACCTTCCTGCATATTCCAATGTGGGTAAATTGCGTTGTCTCCACCGCCGGTGGATTGTCCTGTGGACTTTGATTGTGCTTCTTGAAGTTTCGCACGAATTTCTGCTAATGTTGCCATTTTAAATGCCTCCTATGTTATGCCTAAAATGTTTATATGCCTTATGCACATATGTTATTATGCGCTTTTTATTTAGCAAGGTCAATGATTTTTTGTTTATTTTTGATTTTATTTTGCCAATAAAAAAGCCCAGGGCTTAACCGTGAGCTTTTCTATATTTGGCCAATGCCATTTGTCTAGCTAGCCATAATCTAAACTTTACATAGTCTGATAGGTCATCATCTTCAACTAACTTACCAAACTCTGCGCTTCGTCGATTACGGCCATAAGTGATCTCATCATCAAGGACAAGATCACTATCTTCTAAATCAAATTTACTTCGCTGGAACAGCGGCTGGCTTTGCGTCTGCTTTAGGTGCGTCTTTCTTAGCACTGTCACTTTTTGCAGGCTTTTTCTCTTCCTTCTTAACTTCAGCCTTGGCAGGTGCTGTTGCAACCGGGGCTGCTGGCTTGGCTTCTTCTTTCTTGGCAGGTGCTTGTGCAAATGCTGATACTGCGAACACGGTAGCGAGGATTGCGATTACTGATTTCATTTTAAAGTTTCCTTTGGTTATGTAGGAATTTCTACCCCTACATATATATAACGCGGTAGCCTATGAACTCGTTGACAAGCAATTTAGCCAAAAAGAAAGGGCACCTAAGTGCCCGATCTAGTTGATATTATATCTTAATAGCCTGCAAGTTCTCTAATACGAGCAAGTTCTGCAATCTGCGGATCTTGCTGTTGTGGAGCCATTCTTTCTACCATTTTGCGAGCAACCATTTCTGCCTGTTCGCCAAACTTCTTGCCTACCATAATAGCAACGCCTTCTGGGCCTTTAGGGAATGTGCCTGATTCACGATCATAAAATGTATGAACAAATTCTGCTAACTCTTGAACATTCATTTTAGACTGCATGCCTCGTTGTGCTAATGCTTTAGCACTATCTTGACCTGTTCGGTTCGGATTGTTGGGCTTTTTAAAATTTGACTTTTCATCATCTGCATCCCAAGGAGGAGAATTGTCATCGTCGTCTTTTTTAGACGGTTCAGTGTCAGCTTCTCCCATACCTAGTTCTTGTTTTCTACGTGCTAGACCAGCGGAGCTAGTTGGCGATTTTGTTTTCTCGTCATCTATATCCTTGGTGCTCATTTTCCAATCATCGTCGCCTTTGGCTTTTCTCATAAAAGCAGGAACATCACTTTTATTTGGACCATCGGATCCTTCTTGTGGTGCTTCTGGCGCTGTTATATCACCCCCTTGGTCAGTCGCCGGCGCTTCACCTTCTGGCGGAACAAAATCTCCAAAGTCTAGTTGTTCTAGAGTATCCGGCGCATTTTGTTCTAACCATTCTTTTACTAGACCCCTTACACAACTGTCCGGGTCTTGTTTTGATTGTTCTTTTATTTCTTGAAATAATTGTGGATCTTCAATTATGCCTTTTAGGCTTTCAATAGCATTTGTGCCATCGACACCTGCTGGAAAATGTTGTCCTACTAATTCTTGTAATTCTTTTATGGCTGCTGATTTTTCTTCTTCATCTTCGCTGGAAATTGCCGAAGCTTCTCCTAGCCCCATTGCCCAAGTTTCAAATCTAGCAAATGGATCGTTGTAATTTACACTAACCTCGTTTTCTACTACGTCTGGTTGTGTCATTTCGACTATGTCGTCATAGCCTATTTCGCTTTCTTTCATTAGTCTATATAGAACAGGAAATACTGATTTGATATCTTCTTTGAAATTTCTTACTGTGAATTGATCTGTGTACTGTTCTACTACGTCTTGTGGAATCTCTACGGGTTCCATTGCCTGGAAATTTTCTTTGTATGCCTCGTAATGACCTTGTTTGGCCAGTGCTTTGATTTGTTCTCTTAGACCATTTAGATACTGCGACGATCTTTCTACAATAGAGTTGTTCATTGAATTCATTAGGTCATTGCGCACGACATAACTTTCAAAACTTTTTAGTTGCGCAATTTCTTCACTCATACCTACAATACTTTTTCCAAGGTCATCGTAAGGTAATCCACCATTGGCCACGTGACGTTGCATTGCACGAGCGCCAGCTAGATGGATAAAGGGATATTTGAATCTTTCACCGTCTTGATTTTCCACAAACAATGCGCCGATGTTTCTTGTTCTACTACCAGGGGCAGTGTCGTCCATAACTGCTTTGCTGTGTTTGATGATTAGACGTGTGTCCATTAATTTTTGGAAGCTGACGTTCTTGCTGCCATACATTGCGCTTTCGCTCATAATTGATTCTCCAACAGTGGGGGATGTATTTGGTTGTGATTGTTTGGGCGTATTATACTGACTTAGAAATGCAAAGTCTCTACGATCTAAATTGTCTTTGGCAATATCTCTAGTATCAAAGCTCATCAATCTTCTTTTTGCAAATAACCGTAATTCTTTTAGAAATCCATACCATCCTTCTTTCTGGGTGGTGTCCATGCTTTCTGTAATACCTGTACTAAAATAAACTTTGATAGAATTATTTTCAGCAAGACTAATACTTACATGGCCAATTGCCGCTTCACCGTCTTTGTAATCAAAATCAAAGAATCTTGCTTCTTCGGGATTGATAGTGATAGCACCGGTATCATTTCCTAATTTTAGGCCAGAAAATCTACTACGTATTTTGTAGAATAGATCAGTGGCAATGTTGTTTGTTGCATCCATAGTTATATTTATCAAAACCCGCTACTGACAAAGATCGGCATTGGCATTTGATCTTCTGTGAGTTTTTCTGTCATTTTTTCGTAGATTTTAGGATCCCAATCGCTGAGAATAGTGGCCATACGCAGTATTAGTAATGTTGCACTCACAAGATCGTCGTGTTCTCCGGTCTTGGCTCCAAATCCTACTCCGTGAGCTACAAAAGTTTTTAATTCGGAAATCAAAGGCTTACTATTGATCTTCATCTTTTGTGTTTCTAGCATATGCTTGAGCTGACTGCAGGTGGTTATTTTTGTACGGTGTGTAGTGTTAAATCCCTTACGGAATTTTCGAACATGACCTTTACGTATAGGCTCACTTAGGAACAGTCCAGGAAAGTTTTCTTCACCTATATTATTGATCACAATTAATGCAGCTTCACCTAAGGTGTTATTTTCTACACTGTAGTAGATCTGCGAACTTGCACCACCTAGTTCTGTGCTTCTGTCTTGAATATATTTGCAGACTTCTCTTAGGTGTTTTACTTGAGTTTGTATAGGAGTTAGATTGTGACGCCACTCGGCTACCTGAATCATACTAGGCATTTCAAACACCTGGATGGCAGCATAGTCTCCACCAGTACCAAGACTGGGATCTAATGATACTAGATAGGTGCATCTAGAATCAATTTCTTTATACCAACGTGTTTGGCCCATGGTCATTATGGGATCGACACCTTTAAGTTCTGCAAGTTTAACAGCATTGATCAGTGTTTCATCAAAGATTAAAAATTCGCAATCAAATTCTCTACGAAATCGCTCGTCCCCTATTTTGGCTCGTTCTGTTTGTGCCCAGGCATCGTCGCGATCAGGGTGTTCATTCCAGTGTGCAAAAAAACTGTGAAATCCGTTGGCTCCTAATGGAGTTTCATTGCCAAATTCATCAAAACGTTTTTGAGCTTCTGTCCAAATAAGTGCAAACTGATCTTCGTCTGAGTTTGGAGTTGATGTAATAATACATTTACCACCAGTTGACAGGGTTGGTGATAATGCAGTCCAAAACTCTTTGGCTTTTTCTGGGGGTTGTACAAATGCAAACTCATCGCAATAGATCAATGAAAGAGATTTACCACGACCTGTATTTTCTGTAGTTGTCACTGCCTGTATACGAGCGCCGTTGTCATATTCGATGGTATTTCTGTTATACGAATAAACGCCAGCACGAATAAAGTCTGGCAAGTTTTCATAGCCGAATCGATAACGATTCATAATATCCTGCGCACCTTCATATTTGTGAGCGGCAATAAGCACTTGTGCTTCTGGAACAAACTGTGTGTACCATAATAGGTATCCTGTGGCACAGGTAGTTTTGCCCATCTGACGAGGTAGCATACCAATAGACTGTTTATAGTTGTGGTATGATTGAATCAATCGTTCTTGATACTCGTAGGGTACAAAAGGAATTGATCCTCGTACAGGATGTTGAATCTTTAAAAAGTTTTTACAAAAATACAGCGGACCGTTAACAGGATCCATACAGGCTTCTAGATGCTTGACTTCCTCTAACGTGTATCGTTGAGGTGCGTGTGCTTTCTTAATTAAATTACCGTCTAGTGATTTTGCCATACTGTTATTTACTGAAAAAAATAGGCTCCGAAGAGCCTATTTGAGTTTATGTTGTTATATTAAGCAACAGTAATACTTGTTGCTGCTGTAACGGTAGTTCCTGTAACGTCAACATCATTAGGGCCAACTACTGTACCTAGGTTTCTAATCCTAGTTTGAATATCTGCTGCTGAAAGACTTAAATCAGTAACAATGTGTATTGTTCCTGCCGATGAATCAGTTACCAAAAACATCAAAGGATTAATTTCTTTAACAATCATTTCAACTGTTTCGTCTACAGCATCATCTTCTGCTCTTAGATCTCGTGCGCTTGCTGCTGCATTTTTCACCGTGATTAAAAATGCATTAGCATTTAAATTATACAGGGTGGCTAC